ACCATGTTGGGATCGACGTAAAGGTCTAGCCCTAACACGTTGCCGCGTAAGCTGCTAGGTGCTGCGTTGCCTCCGCTGTTAAACGGTGCGCCAGCGTTGTAGATAGGTCGTCCGGTGGTGTCGGTTGCTCCTAAAAGCAACGACCATTGACTTGTACCGGCAATGTAGACGGTAGCGAGGTCGCCGGTAGCGCTATAGGCGGCCGGTGCCTCTGTGCTAACAAAAGAAATAACACCGGCGCTGCTTGCGGCTACTGCGGTAGCTTGCGTACCACCGCTAGTAATTTCTGCAATAACGGCGGCGTCTGTTGCTTTGTTGTAGGCACGCTGCATATTTTCTAACATGGCTTGGAAGAATGAAGGGTCGGAGCGCTCTAAAATCTCCACGCTGTAGCGCTGTAATCCCGCGTACTTGGATATCGTCGCATTGACATACGAGCTGACGATACCGGTTTCCGACGGTGCGCCACCTTCTGCGGTGCTAGCAACGGTACCGTTAGTAGTAATTTTCGGGTGGCTAATGGTCATGCCGGCGGCAGGTAGCGCACGTGTGCCACCTAGCGCGTCGATACATGGACGCGATCCGATAAGGGTATCTACTACCGTAGTAGTAAATTGTGTCGGCGAGAATGCCGGGTTCGTGCTAAAGCTATCGTCGGCAAATTGCATAAGACGCGCATTTTCGGCGTCTGCGGCTTTGACGTAATCGCGGCTATCGTCATTACCTAACGTAGCTTTAATGCTGTGTTCTAGGTATTGCGCTTTGGTTTTAATTGGGCTTCGTACTTGCATACCCGTTACGGATACGCGCGGGCGTGAGGCTTCTACCTTTTCGGCTTCTACCTCGACGCTTGGGGTGTCGGGATTCTCCACGACGGCCTCACTTTCGGTTGGTTGGGTTTCTTGTGGGTCTTGCGGTTCCGGTTCGCTTTCGCTCGCGGCAACGGTAGTAACCTCGGCAGACTTAAACGCCGGGCTATGGACTAAGCTGGTTTCTTGCATTTCGGCGGCTTGGACATATAGCACGCCGTCGCGCTCTACGCTCTTACTAACTAATACGCCCACGCTCAAGCCGTCGCGTAGGTCGCTGGCCTCGATCAGCGCGTCATTACCGCGCGTAGTTTCGGCTATCTTAAATTGCGCGTAAATACCGCTGTCGCTTTGTTGTACGTTAATCGCACGCCCTACCGGTTGCTTAGGATCATGCTCTAGTAATAGCTTGAAACGGCTATTAGGCACGCTAATACTTCCGCGCTCAAAAACTACGGCACCTACTGAGGTCTGCCCTACCTCACCGTACGGCACAATTTTACCGCTAATTACGCGGCGGGTAGTGTCGGCGGCTTCTATCGTGCCGCTAAATGTTAATAAGGTTGTCTGATCCATTAGGGGTCAAATCCTCCATTTCTCTAGCTTGTTCTACGGTAATGAGATTAAGGGCTAGCATTTTTTCTATTACTGCTAGCCGTGTAAGTGCGTCGCTACGCAAAAAGGTATCGTCTAAGCCGGCACGTACGTAATTTTGGTTGCTCGTAATATCGTTCATAGATAAGCGCCCTTCGATAGCTTCGATATACGGGCGTAAAGACATATCTACAAATTGGCGGCGCTCATCTATTACGTTTGCGTAGGTCATGCTGTTATTCATCTCCGCGCTAAGCAGATACGCCGGAATATTGCAAAGCCTGGCTATTTCGGTGCTAAGAAATTGTAAAAACTCGTTATAGCCCATTTCTTTAGGGCTAAAGCTGGTGGTCTTAAAATCTAACGCCGCATTAAGGTACCCAATGTTATTTTGTAGTCGGCTTTGTTTCCATTTTGCCAATAGGCCAACTATTTGATCTTCTGGCAAATCTGCACCGGTGTTTTTAATGTAACCGGTCTGTATAGGCGTGCGGGCGTTGATACTTGCCGCACGTTGCGCGTCTAACGCCGCGCGTATAGTTACGCCTCCCACGTTAAGGATTCCGTCATTAAGCGACTGGAAGGTTATTAAGCTACCTAGCCCGTCCATAGGTCGAACGCGACCGTCTACGCTGTAGCCAATTACTAAAGTGTTTTGCTCGTTGTAACGTGGTGTTACGCGCTCGTTAGCTACCCATGCAAAACGCGACGGGCGCCCGGTGCCGTCGGCGTATTGTTCTAGCACTTCCCAATAAGCAACGCCGTAAAAAAATAAACTATCAGCGGTATATGCCATAGTTACTTGACGCGGTTGGTTTTTATCGGGTTGCTCAAGCCATAGCGGGCTTGCTAATTCTTGCCCGGTGTTTTTGCGGTATAAGTGGAAGGGCGTACTGCCAATAATTCCGCATATAAGATCACGTGCCTTTTTCACGCTCGGTACACTTAACGCCTCAAAGCGTGTTACAAAACGCCCCTGCGTTGTAAAGTATGTAGCTGTCGTATATTCCGGCAACGTCATCACCGGCGGCGATAGTTGCGCTTCTACGCGCGTTTGTGGGAACAATGTACCCGCAACGCTGGCTAGTAATCCCACGTGCGTAGTTTAGGGCATTTTTTGCCGTTTGTCCGTTTTGCCCTAGCGTGTCGTAATCTTTTTTAGGCAATCATCATTACCGGTTTAGCTTGCGGTATAGAGCTTTGCCAACTGACCATAGAGGCGCATATAGCCGCGCATATCTCACCGCTAGATCGTCGGCGCACTAGCCGCCACCCGTTTTCGCTAATTTTGCTACTGCAACTATCTACCGCATTGACCAGCGTGGCCTCGCCTTTGTGCCGTAGCACGCGAGCGCTCATCATTTGCGCGAACCGGTGCGCCGCCTCTACCTGGCTTTTACCAGAGCAATCCACCATAGCCACCCCGCTAGCTGATAGGTAGGTGGCGGTATTTTGCGCCATGTAGCGATCGTATAACACCGCTTTAGGCCGCCATTTTTGCACGTGGGCGTTAATGTCGCTGGCAAGCCGTACTTCATCTAGCGGGTTAGTCGCGTTCCATTCAGCTATCACGTAAAGGTTCACTAGCTCGCCTACTTTTTGACCGGCCACTAGAACCGCGTGCCGTTGGGTGTGCGACTTATCAAAAGCAAAATATAGCTCGCCGCCTTCCGTCAAAGTAATCTCTTGATCTAGGCACGCCTCAAACGCCCCGGCCTCGAATGGGCTTTGGGTGTTATCTAGCCATTGGCATAAGACTTCGCACCTAAAGGCCATTGGGTCATTCGTGGCGGCGAGGTGGCGCAAGGTGTCTAGCTCTATGTAATGCCCCAGCGACGGGCACGCCTCTACCCACCCGGCCACCTCGGTAATACCCCGGCTAGGGTGTGCGCTCCATTCCAACCAGACCAGGTTAGGGCTAACGTTGGCGAGCGCCCGTTCTCGTAAGCTGTTAAGTACCGTGCTGTATTTGTCGCCGGCATTGGATACGGTGAAGACCTGCGCCCGGCGTGCATTGGTCGTATAAATGGCCGCGTCGTAGGTGGCTTGGTCAATAGCTCGCAATTCGTCAATAAAGAGCAGGTCGGCGCTCATGCCGCGCGCGCCGTTAGGGGTAGCGGCCACTACCGTGATCTGCGCCCCGTTCTTAAACATGATCCTTTCGGCGCCGTTAGTCGTATAGGTAGCCAACCAATTACCCATTAACACCGGGTGCGTCTTTACCATGCGGTCAATAGTGCGCCAGGTAATAAGCGATAGTTTTCTATTGACGGCCATAAGGATTACGTCCTTTTCGTCAAAGAGGTAAATACCGGCCAGTATCCGCAATATCGCTATAAATGTCTTGCCGGACTGCCTACCTGTTATCAAACCTAGTTGCCGTGCGGTAAAACGGCCGTCCTCGGTTTTGAGTAGCTCACCTATGACGTTTTTCTGCCAGGGCATGAGATCAAGGCCGATAGCTGTAGCAAACTCCAACGCCTGTTGCACGCGGTCGGTATTGCCGTCGCGTATCTGGCTATGGACGCGCGGCGTAGGGCTTCCAAATACCGCCCCCATATCACCTACATATTTTTGCAACTGTTTTTGACCGTTGTCCGTATTGTCCGGTTTGTTATCGTTTAGAATCGGGTCAAATTCGGACAACTCGGATAAATCGGAGTTTACAAAAGATTGGGGGGGTGGCTGTTGCGTTAAAAAAAGACCATTTTGACCGAGTTTATTGGACTTGGCCAGATTACACGGCCGGCAGATAGCGGCCAGGTTTTCGTAGCTATCTACACCGCCTTTAGATAGCGGTAGCAAATGATCTACCTCGTTAGCCTCACCCTGGCAAACGTAACACGTGCGGTGATCGCGTGCTAACACGTCGCTACGCATTTGACGATAGGCCTTTGTGTTTAAGCCTTTAGGTCTTGGCACCTAGTACCACCCTTTACGCTGACTATGTTGCCATGCTTTACAGGCGCTCCCGTGCCGCACCTTTACATAGTTTAAGCCCCATAATATCTGGCTATAGGGATTACTCATAAACTGATTTATATGCTTTTTACTATGATTTTTCATGTGCCTTTGCGGGATACCGTAATCATATGTACGGCTAATAGCTTTGGGATTCCACTTACTTTCTTTATGCCATAGCTTATTTATGCAGGTATATTGCTTGTTATTTAACAATGTTTGAGTAAAGGCTTGGTAGGGTGTTATGGACATAGCTAGGGTAATAAGTATTATATATATAGGTTTTTGATAACTACCGTCTTGTAATTTATATCTATCTTTTTTTATTTCTTTACCAACTGCCCCCCCTCCGTTGGTTCCCCCCCACCCTATACCATTAGTCAAAGTAGCTCCAAACTCCGGCGTGTCTCGGTTTGTAACGGCAATAATAACTGGTCATCTGTAAGGTCTATCCTCCATAAGTTAATATCTAAACTTGCCTTAAACCCGACGTGATTTATTTTCCCTTTTTGCCACGTGCCATATTTGACGAACCCTAAAGCGCGCCAAAAGTAGTTGGAGTCTAGGTCTGTCCGGCACCGTAGCGTGGCTCCTGCACGGCTGAACGTGGTGCAAAAGTCTCGGACGACGGCAATTAAGGCGCTTCCATAATCAAGCCTTCGCGCGTCGTCTCTGACCGCTATCTGCTGTATTTTGATATGCCTACCGACGCCTAAACCGGGAGTAATGAGAATATAACCCACCGTGTCGCCGTTTTTCTCGCAGATAAACACTACAAAATTGCGCTCACCGCCGAACACGTATTTTTCCCATACGGTTTTCTGTATGAAACCGACTGCGTAGCTGTTGTCTTTCTGTAATTTATCTATAAACACCATATCTTGTACGCAAGCGTTTCTGACAATTAAATCGCCTTTTTTGTAAAGAACGTTAAGCAATCCAGTCGCGCAATCATATTTGCCTAAGTTCATTATCCACCTTTAGCTCTTTAGCGGTCTTTGCCATAAACTCCGACCCTAGTATTTCGTCGGTAATTACTACCTTAAATATGCCGCATATTGAGCAATAAGCTTGCTCGAAACCAGCGGGAAGCTGGACAATAGAGCTATCGAATATGGTGTAGGGCGTAACCTTTCGGCACCTTGTACACCGCGCCTTTACATTGGCCATAGATCACCCACCGGTACTTTGTGGAAGGTGTTGCGGCCAAAATGGTTTTCAGCTTTGTACCGCGTCTTGGCCAGCTTTACCGGCATATAGCCCGCTAGGTATATCTCCGGCCAGCCGTAGGTAATCACGCAATAATCCCCGTCGCGGTCATTGAGTTGCACTATGCCAAAGGCTATCGGGTTATGTTCGCTATGCCGCACCTCGTAAAACGGCTCTATATCCGGCGCGTCCCGGTAGGTATCTACGGTAGGCATATAGTTTTCTATCCGTAAGTAACGGGCTACGGCGAATTGGGCGCAAAACGCTTTAGCGGTCTTGCTCATTATGTCTTGGGTAGCAAGGTGATCGCTGTTATAGGCGTGAGTCCCGCCCTTTTTGCTTAGATATTTAGCCAGCTCTAAGCTGTAAAGGTACTCTTTGGGAGTATATTCTAGTTTAACGTGGGTTATTACACGCATTACACACCCACGC